ATTTGAACAGAAATTAAACATTCAAAAGTTACTCGTTAAAGTCGAAGGCGAAGGCTACAACTCTAAAGATTTTGCAGCTTTCTGTCAGTATAATGAAATTAAAGCCTCTGATAAAGCCTTTGAACTTTACAAAAAATCTACGAATAAACCAAACAAATCTAAGTTTGATGAAATTAAAAAACAAGCTGAAATCCAAAGTAAAGGTAAGGATGAAATCCTTCCTGACAAAGCGAAAGAAATCAAAGTCAATGATTATGAATCAAGAGCGCATAACATCGCAGGTATCATTTAATCGTAACACAAACATCCCTGTTTGTGAGCAAATCGTAACACAAACATCCCTGTTTGTGAGCAAATCGTAACACAAACATCCCTGTTTGTGATTAAAATCATAAATACAAGCTCAACGCTTAATTAAAAAGGAGAAAATATGGCAACTTATGACGGATCTACTAAAAACTCAGCAATCGAAATCGAGGACTGGGGAAATGGCAAACTGGCTGGTTTAGCTAAAGATGAGACGGTTCTTCGTTCTCGTATTGAATTAGTCGGCTTAGGAAATAAACCAACAGATTCAAGAAATTTTAACTGGTTGGAAGACTCTGAATCATCTACAAAGATCACTCCAACAGCGGCTTCTTCCGGTGAACTTACAGTTGCTTCTGTGTTAGGTGTCTTAAAAGATGATGTTTTCTTTAATACCGAAACGGGTAAAACTTTTATTGTAACAGCTCAGCCTACACCCGGAACAACCTCGATTAAAGTGAAAGAGATTGGCGATTCCGGATCTTATATTGATGATCCGACTACCGGCTGGTCTGGTCTTAACAAAGAATTCCTGAAAGTCTATACTTCTAAACCAGAAGGTTCAAACGATCATTCCGGATTAACTTATAATCCTGATAACTTTAAAAACAGCGTTTCTATCTTCGAAGATATCGCCAGAACTTCTGATGTAACGGCTCATGAACCATGGCAATTGTCTGAATACTCTCACCGTGAATATCAAAAGGTGAAACAGCTGATCAAACAAAAATCTGATATGAACAGAGCAATCTATATTGGTAAGTACTTTGTTGATAAGGATTATCCAACCAGAATGTTTTCAAAAGGCATTACCAATTTTTCTGATGTTCAGATTATGACTGGTGATGCATTTAGTGCTGATGGATCTACACTTGAATTTGATATTAGTGATTTTGATATGTTTATTGCAACTAAAGCAAAGAAACATTCTAAAGCCAAAGAAATTGATACTTATGTTAACAACAATTTCATTGTCTGGTTGCAAGCGCTTATCCGTTCCTGCTCTACCCTGTCTTTTGATCCCTTCGGTGCTAAAGACTCGTTTGGCTTCAAGGTTAAAAAACTCGTTCATTCTTTATTGGATATGAATCTGATGGTGGATGAAACCCTCAACGAGCTTTACCCAAATCATGTAGTAGCCTTAAACCTCGAAATGAAAAAAATCGGTTTGCGCCATTTCTCCGGGTTCGATACCAAAATCACGCTTGATACTCAGGGTAAAGGATCTCATGTGTATGAAGATCAGATTTACACAATCGGTAATGGTGTCCAGCTGATTAAACCTGAATGTGCTTCAATGTTCAAATTAAACCTGAGAAAAGCAGTATAGGAGTTTAAATGGCAAAGTTCATATCCAGATATAAAAACCTTTCAGTTTCAGTCAAAGGGAAAAATATCCAATTTGAAAATCATGAATTTAATACCAATGATCCTGTTTTGATTGATTATTTGAAAAAGAATCAGGGTTCTGATTATGCGTGTATTTCTGATTCTTCTGAAAAACAAAATATCAAATCCCTTAAGGTCCAGGCTCGTGATGCTAATTTCCCTGGTGATGTAGAAACTGCCTCAAAAGATGACCTCATTCAATTTCTTGAATCGATAAAATGACCTCCGCTCCATCCCCCGTAGGGGCAACTCTTGCAGTTGCCCTTACTTCCTTTCGGTTGACCCATTTAAAAAAGGATAAATTATGATCGACTTAAAACACATTCATAAAGAAATTAAAAGATATAATAAAGAAATCACCTTGGCTGACATTTATCAGTATATGGATCTCTTAAATCTTGAGTTGGTATCAAGAGAACTGAAACCTTTGGATATTGATTCACCTGACATGATACTTGATGAGCCTTATCCAAATATGTTTGGTTTGGTTATGAATTTTATCAAGTCTAAAATGGCTGTTGATAGTCCGGACAAAGAATTTTTTTATCATAGATTATTTATTGCCGATATCCTCAAAATTATCAGACTAAAGAAAATACAGGAGTCTGAATGATTTTATCTGATGTAATAAATGAAATCTTACTCCGTGCCGGGGAAGGTTATGACGAATATTCTGACAGAGCAAAAAACCATTTCGTTTATGCCATTTCCCAGCTTTTAAAAACGGATAACTATGACCAGTCTGATCTTCACCAGTGTATTGAGTCTGTCTCGTTTTCTATCTCTGAAAACTTCGACTTTATTATCATTCAAAATGATATTTATAAAATTCTGGACTGGGCTCCTGATAACTCAAATAAGTCTTTTATTATTAATCAGGTAACATATAATAAACTTAATTTACTGTCTGACTCCCTTATTGCTGATAATGAAATCTATCTGGCAGTCAGAGGAAGAACTGTCTTTGCGCATAAAATTAGTGAGGAAGAAGTTAAAATTAATATCAGATATATCTACATCCCTTCATTTGATTACTGGCAAAATAATCAGGACCTTTCCGGCTTCTCAAACAGATTTCTCTATGACTGTATTGAACTGGCTAAAAATAATCTTCTTAAAGAAATTAAAGATTGAGGGTTTTATGATAGAATTATTCAATCTGTATAAACTGGTGAATGATTACATTCTCGTTCAGGATATTGACCTTGTGAGAACGCTTGCCAATGAAGTCTTAGCTGATATTGAAAATATATATGGAGGTATTCGCTCTTTTACCCGTATTGGGTTACAGTCTTCTGAAGACTCTTTCAGATTAAGTACTTTAACATCTAAACTTATTTCTGTCTTTATGAACGGGTTCAAACTAAAACAAGTTGATCTGGCTGATTTGCAGAGCCTTAAAGAGTTTGTTGAAGATTGGCAGGATAAACCAAGATATTTTGTTTATGCTTTTACGCCACCTTATACAATCAATTTTATTTCAGGGATAGCGGAGGAAGATCTGAATAAATATGATTTTGCCATCGAAGTAATTTTAAGAATTCCTCGTTTTTTGACTAATAATGTAAATCTCCCTGATTACTATATAGATGTTATGATTAAAGGTATTCTCGCAAAGCTGCTTTTACATCCGAAATATTTTAATCCTGATCTCGCTGTTCAATATCAAAGCGTTTATCAAAATGCTATTCAAAATAACTTCAATTTTAATTCATAAGGAGATTCCATGTCTGATATCGAAATCGCAAACCTAAAAGAACAAATGAAAGAATTGAAAACGCTCTTTCTAAATTTTGGAATTAAATTGGATGAACTTTATAATTTCAATCTGGAATATAAAACGAAAGAACTTATTTGCAAAGAGTCTTTTGATAAAAGATATATCCAGACTGAACACGCAGAAGCCATGTACAAAGAAAAAATGGATAACAGATATATGCAAATCAAAAACGCTGAACAGATCTGGCTGAATCTGATGGACAAATACCAGACCAACAATATCAATAAACTAAACAATAAAGCCAATCTGTTTAAAAATGTTATCAATATCATCCAAATGCTGACACCCTATGTCATCATGTTCATTGCCCTTAAATAATGTTTCGGTGCACTCGGTGAGCTCGGTGGTCAAATATCTTTCTTCCGTGTTTTTCCGTGCCTTCCGTGGTCGTAATAAATTAAATAAAGGAGATTAAATGCAACTCACAAACATCCTCTTGGCAAACACACCCGTTATCTTACAAATCGTCATACTGGCACTCACAATCATCCTGATTATTATCAGCAAATCAAGTAAAGTCAACCCTAAAATCGTTGAAGATATAATCAGGAAAATCAACAACATCAACCTTAATGTTAATGAAAACTATGCCACTTCTGATGGTAATACAAAAAACAAGATCGCTTCCGATATGGTCAATAATAAACTAACACTTAAAGAAAAAAACATCGTTGAAAAGCTCTATGGCTCTGTAGGGAATGCAGTTGATTTTGTATATAATAACCGGACTATCTTCCATAAAATCAAAAACCTCATTAAAAAATAACAAATTCCCCTCCTGTGGAGGGGTGGCACGAAGTGACGGGGTGGTAAGTTCTGACTCTTTGCGTACTTTGTGCTCTTTGCGGGAAATTCTTCTCTTGTTAATATAAAAGGATAAAATATGAATGAAAAACACCTGACTCTCTTAAAAAAACACGAAGGCCTAAGGCTAAAGCCTTATAAATGTACAGCCGGTAAACTGACCATTGGTTTTGGTATCAATCTGGAAGCAGGTATCTCAAAAAAAATGGCTGATGAAATGTTAAATATCAAAATTTCTGAAGTTGAGTATGATCTCAAAAAAGAATTGTCCTGGATAAATGCTCATCCGGAAGAAGTGCAGGGAGTTCTTACCAATATGGCTTATCAATTGGGAGTTGAAGGCTTGAAAAAGTTTAATAAAACTCTCAGCTTTATTATGCTGGGAAATTACAAAAAAGCAGCAAATGAAATGCTCAAATCTGCATGGGCTAAACAAACACCTGCCAGAGCAAAAGAACTCTCCGAGATCCTCTCTTCTGTGGTTTAAATTCCCCTCCGGTGGAGGGGTGGCACGAAGTGACGGGGTGGTAAGTTCTTACTCTTTGCGGACTTTGCGCTCTTTGCGGGAAATTCTTCTCTTGTTAATATAAAAGGATTATATATGAATGCTGAAAATCTTCAAAAACTTATCTCGAAAGCGGTCGAACATCGGTCAAATATCGGTTGGGATAAGCAGGCTGATGATGCTTTAAAAATTAAAGATAATAAAATTCCACTTGAATTACAAAAAAATGCTGGTGAAAAAGTCTATATAGATAACTGGATTCTAAAATCAGTCAATTGGATTTTATCTATGTTATGTGGTGCTGATATCAATGTTCAGCTTAATGCGATTGATGGAACATACAATAAATCCATGCAGTTAATGTCATGTGAAGTCAATTTCCTGATTGATATTTTTCGCTGGCTTGATCCAGGTGAAAAGGCTGTTTCTGACAGATACTGGACAGGAATCGGAGTCACTAAAAACGGATGGAATGTCAGAAAACTGGACAAAGATTTTCAAACCGGAGTTCCTGTATTCCAGTATATCGATTCAAGAAAAATATTCCTGGATTCTAATCCGCATAATATGAAATATATCTGTCATCAGGAAGTCATTTCAAAAGAAGATATTCTCAATTATTTCCCTGAATATCCTGAATTAAAAAGACTAGAGCGTAAACAAGTCAATCTCTATATTGTTCAGGTAAAAGAAACCAAAACAAAAAAACAGATAGCCCTGTATATTGAGGATAGAGATGATATCCAATACTTTGATTATGAAGAGTTTCAGCAGGAACTGACTAATGGGTTTATCCTGCCTGAAGGAGTAATCGTATCAGATCCGATTCTCTCTGAATATGATCAGGTAACTGAATATTTATATCTCGAAGAAGAAAAACGAATTCTTAAAACCTATGATCTCGGTCCGGATTTTACATACAATATACTTAAAGGCGAACAGATGACTGATTCTCCATATTCTTTTGGTTTACCTTATTACCTGAAAGATATGCAGGAGTTATCTATCATTCTGATGAATATTCTCACTATGACCACGATAAAACATCATAAACCAATCAGAATCGTCTATCCTGAAGCCATAAAAGATTATGGTTCAATTAAAAATATGCTTCACCTCCCAGGGGTTGACATTCAAATTGAAAAAGACTGGGAAATGATGAATCCTGATAAAAAACCAATTGAATTTATTGATCCGCCTAAATTCAATCAGGAATTAGAATATTTAGAACAAAAAATTGCACAGGTTATAAAATCAACTACCGGGGTAACTGATACTTTACAAGGCGCTCCGGAATATGCTCAAATGTCAGGTGTGGCAGTAGCTCAATTCCAGACTGCAGCCAAAGTCATTCATAAAAAAGATTTTATCCATTGGTCAAGATTCATTCAGGATAATGTCAAATCACTTATGGCTTTGATTGAAAAATATCGAAATTATCCTCACCAGATAATGGGTTTAAATGATAATGACATTACTGCTCTGGTTGATGTGGCTACTGATAACGAAAATGAATTAAGAAATGCTAATTATAATATCATAGTCCAAATCGATGAGAATCAGGACGCTATTAAACAGATGGAAAGAGATCTCATTCTCAGACTGCATCAAATGGGTCTTGTTTCTGATGAAGATGTTCTGGAAAAAATGCCATTTAAGAATATTGATCGTCTGATTGAAAATTTAAAAAACCGTAAAGAACAACAAGCGATGATCCAACAACAACAAATGCAAATGCAACAGCAATCAGAATTCCCATCCGGTGGAGGGGTGGCACGAAGTGACGGGGTGGTAAGTTTATGATAACTTTTAAAATTATTCTGCCAATCCTCCGAAGTGATGTATTACGAACTATTTTAAAAGTTTCTATTCCCCTCCTCTGGAGGGGCAGGGGTGGTTTTCCATTATTCATTATTCATTATACATTATTCATTGAAAATTCCGGAGGTTTTTAATGTGGCTCCCTTACACTAAATACATAGATAAATTAAAAAAATACAAAGCTGAAAATCCTTATTACAATCAGGCAAGCCAGCAACAAAAAAAACTGGCTCAGTCATGGAATGAGTTATCTGAGAATTTACAATATAAATCTCAGTCAGGAGACTTAACTGACTCTGCCCTGGCTGATATGCTGATGAAGTCTCAAAATTCTTTTGCTAATGTTCAACGGGATATTTTCAATCAGGCTGATGATCGTATCAATCAGCGTAATGAAATGATTGATTCTAAAATCGATGATGCTGAATTAAAAAATGACTTCTATATCCAACAACAAAAAGATATCGAAGAACAAAAGCGTAAACAAAGAAAAGAAGAAAAAAAAGGCTGGCTGGCTACCGGCTTGCAGGGTGCCGGAGCTTTAGCCGGTTTTGCTTTAGGCGGACCGGCAGGAGCAAGTATCGGGGCCGGCTTAGGTGGCCTGGCTGGTGCAGCTGTAACCAAAAAACCTCAGTATATCACGCAGGGAATCCAGGACACCTTATCCGGATTCAATTCAATGGCAGTCTTACAGGATGAAAAGAACTTTTACAACACCTTATCCCAATTAGACTACAATGCCCTTGATACAAAAGAACTCCCTTTATTGATAGGTATTTTGCAGTCAGGGGATGACAAACTGCTCTTAGACTTTATCAACAAAAAAAAGAACACTCATATCAATTGGTCAACTGATGGCTATGACTACCATATCAATTAAATATCCAATTATTCCCCTCTTTGGAGGGGTGGCACGAAGTGACGGGGTGGTAAGTTCTGCATATCTGCGGTATCAGTGTCTAAAATCACTTCGTGGTAAATTATCTTCTCAGTGCTATCCGTGTCTAAAATCCTCTCTGTATCCTCTGTGGTTAATTAAAAAAGGATAATATATGAAATTAAAACTTTCTCATTTTAATTCAGGTTTAAACGAAAATATCAGACCTGATCTCTTAGCTGATGATGAACTGGAAGTCATGCTCAATTGCTACCAAAAACAACCTGGCTTAATCGTTTCTGATTATCTGCCTGCTGACTGGACAGAATTCAATTTTTTGAATCTGGTTGAGCCTCATCATTATTTCATTTGGAAATCTATTAAAAATGTATCTCAAAATAAGAATGATTGGTTTATTCTGTGTATCTCTCAAAATAAACTGAATATTCTTTATCAAAAATCAAATAATCTCTTTAATAAAATTGTCTTTGATGATATTCTTTATCAGCCTTCTTATGCTGTTATGCATGACAAAGTCTTTATTGCAGACAATAATCTTAAATGTATTTATACGCTGTCTGTCAATACTGATAATGACTCGATTGTATTCCAGCCATATCAGGTGAATCAACCTGCTCAGATTTTACAGGTCAGTCCGGCTGGTCCTGATAATGAATTTATTGATAAAGACGATTCTGAAATCGGCATGGGTATTCCAAGAGGTTCTATTGTTCAGTATTGCTATACCATAGTAGATAAAAACGGACTGGAATCCAATCCCTCTCCGGTTACCACTTATGATGTTCTGAATTATATTAATCCGGATGAGTTTTGGAGAAAGACAAAGCTAACCTTTCCTGTTTTACCGCTCAATGCTAAATATTTCAAGCTGTATCGCAGAGATAATCTTTATTCCGAGTCTAAAGCCTTCTCTGCCTTTTCCTTCATTTCAAGGGTCTATTCTCAAACCTTCTTTGATGTGTTTCCGGCAGTTGAATATATTGAGCCGGCTTATGATCATGACTTTAATGTCAGAGGTAATCAACTTGCAGTATCAAACAACAGGCTCTTTATTGCTAATGCTTCCCGTTCTGATATGTTTCCTTACAATTTTGACCAATATATCAAAATTGATATCACTAACAATAATAATAAAAATTATATCAATTGCTGGATAAAAGTCCTTGATCTGACTCAAAATCTGCCTTTACAGGTATTCCTGAATTCTGAATCAAATTACAATAAGATTCGTTTTTACGATACAGACAGAATTACGCCTTTAAAATGTATGAGACATGGATTAGATATTTTTCTTTGTATTCCTTATCTTCAAACCGGATTGTCTCATTCAATCTTTATTGCCTGGGGTGAGTTTGTTTCTCTTTCCGGAGACAGCTTCAATTACGGAAGACTCATCAACTTTGACTTTTCCAAAATCTCTCAAAATGTCAGAAATGAAAATGTCCTTTATAATTGGGATGGGGCTCCTTCTATGCCTCCGCTTTGCAATAAAGCGAATGTTCTAAAGTCTGTAGTGTTCGATTCTTCAAAATTCATTTTCACCAGATATGATCATATTAGTTCATTTGAATACAAAGGAGTTTTAATCTCTACGCCAACAAACATCTATTTTACTCAATTGGTACCGCCCTTAAATCTTCCTTTATTCCTTGATATTGAATCATATAATCAAAAACAAAATAAAGGTTTCATTAAATCAGAATTTACAGTTAAAGAAGGAAGCCATTATCAAGATATAATTTCAACCGGGCTTGTTAATTATACTGCTTCAGGCAATCAATATGCCGATATTCTCAAAATGGAAATCAGAGTTAATTCTGAAGCATTTGAGCAATTATATATTAATAACAGATTTGTTGAAGATCTTGATAATTGCAGAAATTTTCACTTAATGTATTCCTATAAAATTGAAAATAATGTATGCTATTACAAAGCTATTCTGCATTATAGAACTGAAGATAATCACCAGAATTTGTTATCTCAATTTAAAATATTGGAACACTCGTTTAACTTTTTTCGATCAGTTACTTTTGATTTATCGCAAAGTAAATTGTATCAAAGAATGGGTGATCATGGTTTTTCTTCCTTCTATCATGAAGTCGATATTTACGAAACTGATACAGATAAAATGATTGACTTGTATGTTAATCTCCCTTATTTCAAAGATTCTTATCCCCATATCTCTATCAATGAAAAGAAATCCCTCACCGGCTCCAAAGACAACTATCTCATATACTCTGATGAATCCGGCACCTATTTTCCGGAAGAAAATACAGTCAAAATTCCTTTCCCTGTTCAAAAGATTGTGCCTGATACTAATTACAAAGATAATCGAATCAACTCGATTTATCTCTTTACAAATTTCAATATCTTCCATTATGAACTGGTCGAAGGATCTAACCAGGCGTTTAATCTCATAACCGATAAAATGAAGAATTACAAATTTGATTCAAATGCCATTATCCAGTTAGATAATCAAATTCTCTATATTGATAATTTCGGACTTAGATCTCTTGATTCTGATTATCTCACTTCAAAACTCAATAAAGACAGATTCAAAAATCTGTTTCTTTTAGCCTTCGATCCCTCTCAAAATCGTATTGCGATGTTTGACAAAGGCTCAAACCAGATGATTTTCTTTGATTTATCCACTCATCAATTTACTGTATCTGATTGCTTCTATGGCTTAAAAGAAATGCTCTGCCTCAATGATAAATTGCTCTGTATCTATAACGATAAAGTTAAACTATTTCCGGGCTCAGCTAAAGCAAATCCAACCATTAAAACAAAATCCTTTATTTCAAACTCTAAATTCCGGATTGCCCGTATCAAAGTCAACGGAACCAAAAGAACAACCTCGGCGGTCTTACCAATTCTTGACCATACATCCAGATCCCTGAACAAATCTTTTAATAAATGGTTCTCCCCCGGCGCTCCCAATGCAACTAAAAAATTTGCAGTCGAAGTCAGAGACTTTGAAACCTTAGAATCAATCGAAATCGATCTCACTGAAAGAGGTCAAAATGCCTGATAAATCCAATCCGTGTTTCCGTAGTCGTTTTTATTTCCTTTGCGTACTTTGCGATCTTTGCGAGAGTCCGCTTCTCTCTGTGTTCTCTGTGGTTAATATAAATTTTTGGAGGTCAAAATGTCAATGAGTGAATATTTTAAAGGCTTAGAGCTTGAACGAAAACAAAGAAAGCTCAACAATATGCAAAAAATTGTCCCATATCTTCAATCCCTGTATGCTGTCAAAAAAGAAGAAGAAGCCACAGGCTTAATAAAAGCTCAAAAAGAGCAGGAAATGAAAGACTGGCAGGATAAAGAAGATTATAAACTCAATAATCAGTTATTCTTAAAACAGGTGGATTCTAATGACAAGTGGAATCAGGACAGATTAAATCGTCAAAATGATTTGCAGGATAAAGTGACATTAGAAACGATAAAACAAAAGAACGAAAAAGAAATTGTGTCAATTAAAGACCAGAATGATAAAGAGAATCTCCAACTGAAAAATAATAAAACTGATTCATCCAAAAACCAACAAGAATACAATCGCTATAAAGACCTGTATGAAAACGGTCAGATAAAGCAAATTACTACGCCTGGTACTAAAAGAAATGAACCACCAAAGACCAAACAGGTATTTGTTTACAAAGGCTCTCAATATCCAATAGATAGTGAAATTGGAAAAGAATATCAAAAGGCTGTAATGAATTACGAGAGTATGAATAAAGCCAATAATAAACTGGATGATCTGGCTTTTAAATTAAATAAGAATCCAGATAATCAAAAAGCCTTTAAAGAGCTTTACAATCTTTATTATTTCACTGACAGCGGTAAATCTTTCTATCAGGATTTTGTAGAAAATGAAGAAAATTTAAAAGCAGATTTCCCAGGTAAAAGCAGACTTGAATTGGTTAATATTTACAAAAAAATGTTGATTGATAACGGGTTCAATATCCAGCGTAAAAAAAGAGGTTAAAATGTCTCAGATAAATTATTATGAACTGCTAAAGAAAAAACAGACAGCTCAAACCCCTGATTCTTCTGGCAATAACCCAACACCCAATTACTACAAACTCTTAAAAAGAAAAAATAATTCACAATTTATAACTCAAAATTCACAATTAGATAACCTTCCTCAATTAGTCCAGGGCAATTCAGAGCAGGAAAAGAATGATGTAATAGTTGAAAATAAAGAACTGAATAAATACGGTGGTGATGCTTCCTTCTATCTGGCAGTCAAAGAGGCTAAAGCCAAAGCAAAGCAAAATCGCCTGATTGAAAAAGAAAAGTGGGAACAAAAAGGGATTCAGGACTCTCAAAAAAATCCTTATTCATCTGCGTTTGTTTCTGGTGCAGAAAACCTCATCGCTGGCACAAATAAAGCCTTGTCAGGTTTGCCTAAACATCTGACCTTAAATAATAAAGATTTAGGCATTCAGGATGATATTTCTGATGATTTGACATATGCAGAAAAAAGGCTCTCTTATAATAAAGGCGTTATGACTGAAAAAGAAGGAGATTCCACCCTTAAAACAATGGTTAGGGCGACCTTGAACTCAGCACCTGCCACAATAGCCTCAGCCTTAACAGCCGGTACATCTTTAGCTTTAACCGGTATTTCTTCGGCAGGCTCAAAATATTATGAGATGGAAGATAGAGAAGATCTGTCTGAAGCGAATAAAATAACATCTGCTATCTTTACTGGTACAATGGAAACAGCTACAGAATACCTGGGTACACTCGGTAATATCAAAGCAACTAAAACCCTTCTGAAAAAGATTGGCTATGAAGCGATGGAACAGGGTATCAAAAAGCAGGTAAAATCAAATCTTTTAAAAGTCGGTGGCAGATATCTTGCCGGATCTGGTGAAGAAGGCTTAGAGGAATTAGTCAATTCTGTTTCTGTAGATATTATGGATAATGCCCTCGGAGTTCAAAATAAATCTGTTAAAGAAATAACAAAAGATGCTATGTTAGCAGCTGCGTCAGGTGCCTTTTCATCAGCGCTCATATCTTCACCTACTGCAACCATTCAGGGCATTTCGGCAGCAAAACAGGACTTCCGGCAAAAAACCTATAACGATCTGAAAAAGGGGCTTGAACTGGGTATTCAATCAGCTGATAAAGGCGATATCCAAAATGCAAATAAAGTCTTAAAACAGTTTGTAGAGGCTAAAGAACTGATTGTACCCAGATTAAACAGCAATCAGCAAGAAGAAATTAAATCTCTCCTGACAAACCTGACTAACAAATCAGATCTTTTCTCATTTAATGAAATTGTCCGTCAAAATGTGCGAACTCCTGAACAGCCTTCTGACAAGCCTTCTGATGACATAAAAACTGAAAATAGTTCGCACAATGATATAACTATTCCTGACTTCAACTCCCAGATCATTGAACTAAAAAGCAATCTCAACAACAACAATCCAGTTAATGAATCTCAGGTCATAGAACTCATGAATCAGATTCAAAACTCACCATTAAAAGAAAATCAAAAGATAAGCCTTTATGATAAATTAGAATCCTTATATGATGATTTATCTCAGATGAATGAATCTAAAAAACTGTTAAATCAAAAAGATAATCTGACTAAAGAATTAACTTTTGCCAAAGATCATCATAAAATCTCTGATTTAAATAGTCAGTTATCCCAAGTCAATTCAAGCCTTGATAATATCTCAAAATCTAATCTGGATCAAAGTAAAAAGATTCTTGATAAGATTGCTGAACTTGACACCAATGACCCTGATTTCGATGATCATTTTGATTCTGTTCAAGGGCTGACTGATATCCTGAATATTCCAAAAGCACAGTATCAAAGAGTGGTCAACGCTTTAGCTGATAAACAGAATGAACGCATTGAAAAACAATACAATGAAAAATTATCAGATCTCAATGACCAGTTTGATTATCTCTCTTATCGCATTAAAAACACTAAATCTAAATCTAAACTGACTGACCTGAATAATAAAAGGAATACCGTATCTTCTCAGTTAACATCTGCTCAAAATGACCTGAATGAATTCTTATTATCCAAAAATAACATCAAAAAAACAGTTCTTGCTTCCAGTACTCAGTTACATCAAAATAATCTGGCTGAAACAGATGATAAAGCCCGTTCATTAGACCGGATGAAACCAGTCAACATTGATCAGGAATTAAATAAAACCCGTAAGACTAAACCCATTCAAAATGAAGTTCAATCAGATCCGTTCATCGACAATATCTCTAAACAAATAAACTCACTCGATGACTCCAACTATGACAATATCCTTGCCTCTTTTGAAGTCCTCGATGAACCTAAAACAATCTTAAAATTACTCAATGATCTGGAAGCTAAAACGATCAAGACAATATTACCTCAATCTGTAAAACTCAAAATTTATGACAGTATTGATTCCAAAAGAAAGTATGCGAAAACAATTGCAGGTAAACCAGTAAATACAGATAAATCAAATCCTAAGTATTCTCTTTCTGAAAACGATACAAATAAAGAATCCTTTAAGAATACCATTAAAAATCATTTCCCTGATTCCTCTCTTGAATTTGTAACCGATGATAATTATAAATCATATAACAGACTGGCTAAATCCTTTGGATTGAATGGCGTTATTCTCTTTAAATCAAATAATACACCTGTGAATGGAGTTCTGTATAATGGTCATATCTTCATCAATATCAATTCAAATGAACCAGTAAAAACCATTGTCTTACATGAAATCATTCACCAGGTAAGGTTAGCGAATGAAATGAATTATTTCCTTATGCAAACCTGTCTTGAAAACTCTCCTGATTTCAAAATGTATAAGATGCAAAATACACAATATCTGGAAAGTCTGGGATATTCTCAGGATGAAATGCAGGAAGAATTGATTGCTCACTTCGTATCTGAAAATGTTCAGGATTCCTCGTTCTGGGATTATCTGCTTAAAAATGATCTTTCCTTATTCCATAAACTAAGAGTGACAATAAAATATCATATCAAATCTGCCTTAAAATTCTTCTCAAAAGAGTCCTCTCAATATCATATCATTAAAAAAATGGAATCAAATATCATACAGGCTCAAAAGGAAGCAGGTAAAAATAACCCTGATATCACAAAGTTTTTTAAAACTCAGCTCTCTCAAAAAGATATCCTGGCAGATAAAATGATAAATCTCCCATTCATTACGATTAACAAAAAACTAAGTTCTGATCACTGGATTACAGAAATGTCAAAAGCTAAAGCGTTTGCATTACAGAATTTAAGATCTAAATTACTCTTAAATAAAGATAATAATAAGAGAATTCTGATTAGTTCAAATGGTATTAAAGAAACACTTCATAATAGTGATTTTCCTAAAATCAAATCCGTTTACTACCTGGACTCTCTCATCGAATCAGCTGTATTCTTAAAATCCCTTCCAAATGAAGATAATGCTAAACATCCGGATATCAAAGCCTATGAATACTATCTGAATAAAGTTAAAATAGACAATGAAGTTTACCTGGTAAAGTTGGTAGTAGGAGTTTCTAATTCTAATAATAGATTTTATGATCATTCTTTAAGTGACCTGATTAATATAAGCGAGGATGGTTCTGAATCTGGTAGCTTCAGGCTAAGAATCCCTGGCACACCAAATCAACCATCCTCTGAAATTGGTGAGGATAGCTTAGTGTCTGGTAGGAGCAAGCTAACAAACCCTGGCACACCAAACAAGCTATCCTCTGAAAACCAATATAATCAATTATCGGAAATATTGCAAGTTATTTTTTCAAAAAATGATAAAATTAATCCGCTTCAAATTAAAGACCAGCGTTTAGCTCAGATACTGATTGATATTTTCTCTCCGGATTTAAATCATTATGATGATAACCTCAAATATTTCCGCTCTGCTTATACTGACTACAACCAGACTGTGAACCTCGCTACCAGTCTCAGCTACCTTAAAAGTAATCCGCATTATTCAGAGGCTAAAAACGGTGATTATGAAAAAGCCAAAGAATTAATGAATGAAATTCTTAAAAATGATAAACTGGATAAATTCAAGCCTCTGTTTGACCAGGTGAAAAATGATAAAGAAGTCTGGGTCATCTACAATGAAGGCGTTGAAAATGTCAGTAAAAACAGGATCCCCCGTGAATTCGCTGTCAGATTGAATTACAAGTTTGGGTGTAAAATTGAAAAACTGAATCAAATGGAAAAAGTTTTCCATACCGGTATGAAAACCTCTCTTGAAAGAATGTTCAATACACCCGCTTTTAAAGGCAATGTAATCAAAGGGGCTTCGTATATCATCATTGATGATGTTGTATCTTCAGGCAATACTTTTGCAGCCATGAAAGGCTATATTGAACATCATGGCGGTCAGGTTAAAGGAATGATTGCCCTGGCTAAAGGTCAAAACCAATATGCCAATCATCTGAAACCCTCTGATGAAGACCTGCAAATAATCAGAGATATTTATCAAGATCAGCTTGACAAAATTCTGGTTTTAATAGATCCTGATTTAAACTCAGAAAATATGGAGGGCTTGACCAATGCAGAAGCAAGAACGCTCATTACCAAAAAAAGGGAAATCTTTGCAAGATCTCGTCATCAAGGTCCCATTGACCCCGGAAGAATTAGAGAATCTGGACATGATTACGACTATCGAAAATCTGGAATTGGAAGAGACAAAACGACTCCTGAAGGAAAGAAATCAGAACTATCTGGAACTTCATGGAAACGAGCTGGTGGCTATAACGAGGGAAAGCTTTACCAATCTGATCAAAACCAACAAGATCACTCCGGAAATGCTCTCCAAACTGACACCAATCGATCTGAAAAACTATCATCTGGATCAGATTCTAAAAGACCTGGGGAGATCGTAACAAATAACATTATCAAATTCTCTCGTTCCGATTCCTCCGATAATAAAACACCAGATGAGATCATAAACGAATCTAAACTCAATCTGAGAAAAGAATTCTCTGATCAGATAAAAGAATATAATAAATCACATAATACATCTTTCACGATTAATGACGATATCACTGAAACAGTTCTGAAAAGATTCAGAAAATCCGTAGATATTTACAAAAGCAAGTCTAACAGGATGAGCCTGTTCTCTTACTTAGTTACGCCTGTTTCTGTTCATCTGCAAAAGATTTCACCTAAACTGGCTGACCAGGTAAACAAGTTTGAGTTTTCTGTTTATCAAAAAACCATGCAGGATATGGACAAAGTAGAATCCTTCCTGGTTAAACTCCAAAAGATTAAAAAATATCACTTTGAAGATTATCTGCTCCTGGATATCGCTTTAAAAAATTCAGATATGAGAGTCATTGAAAGCTTTGCTGATAAGTATGACTTTAAAGAGGATCTGGATAAAGTCAGATCTGTCCTGAATTCACTCTATCTCAGAGCAAGAGAAGTTAAATTCGATATTAATTACCGTGAAAATTATTTCCCTCGTAAAATCAAAGATGTAGATGCTTTTATTCAATTCCTGAATTCGTTTGGCTTTATCGATTTACCCGTAGGTCAGATACAGAAAGCTATTAAATTTGAATCCGAAAAAGCAGGCAGAGAGCTGAGTGAAGTTGAAATCATGAAAGTCATCAAAGGACTCATTACCAAACAAAAAGATGATATGATTAAGTTTGAAAAAATATCAAACTATCTCAATAGAAGTATTCCGGAAATTAACGGTGCTTTAAATGAATTCTATGAAACCTCTGAATCTGCCTTGTCTAAATATATCACTTATGCCAACAATCAAATTGAATTAAGAAGGCTTTTTGGTATGTCAGATGTCAGACTGGTTGAAGATACAGAGGAAAATATTCTGGAGTTAATCGAAGACCTCAGAGGTGAAAAGGTTCAAAAGATTAATTCCTTCAATGACTATTTTCTCGATCAGATTAAAAAGGATTATGCCATAGCGCCGGAACATGAAGGCATGCTCATTGATATCCTCAATGCAAGATTTAACTTCAAATTTGCAGGAAATACAGTCAATACGCTCAAAACGCTTGGCTATATGACTTCAATGGCTAACTTTAAATCAGCTCTTTCTCAGTTGGGCGATCTTGCCTGGGCAATTATAGAATCTCCAAAATATGCAGCCTCTGAAGTCATTAAAAACTTTATGAATAAGAAAACAATTACAACGAAAGACTTAGGTTTAGATCAGATTGCTTTTGAATTCTCAGACGGTAAAATTCTCAATAAATATTTAAATAGGTTCTTTAAATTAACTGGTTTAACATATCTTGATAATATGACTAAAAATGTTTTGAACAATACAGTCTTGTCAAAATACTCTGAAAAAGCAAACAATAACGAGTTAACCCAACAAGAGACAGAAGAGTTAATACGTATTTATGGAGATGAATATGACAGCTTTATTCAGGACTTAAAAGATAAAAAAACTTCTGACAATGTAAAACTCTTCATCTTTACCAGGTTAAAAAAGTATCAGCCGATCTCTTTGTCAGAAATGCCTTTGTGTTACCTCAAAACGCCAAATGGTCGTATCTTCTATATGCTCAAATCCTTCACAATCAAACAGTTCTCTGTCATCTGGGATCAGCATGTAAAAGCAGTAAAAGACGCTAAAACACCTAAAGAAAAAGTAAAAGCGTTTCAGGAACTCATGCGGGTTGTAGGAATCCTGATGATGTGTAATGTGGGTAATGACTATATCAAAGATTTGCTCTTCGGAAGAACCTTTGATTTAACTGATGCAGCATGGGACTCTTTCCTTCGTTTATTCCTGGTATCTAAATACATGACATATACTTTTATGAATGAGGGTGTCGTCATGTTTATTTACAAAATGATTGGTTTCCCTCTTGACTGGTTGGCATATCCAATGTCAGACCTTATGGATCTCTTCAAATTCGCATGGCAGAAATATGCACTCGATGAAAATCCGGATAGTATCAATCCAAAGGATCTGGAAACCCTTCAAATGATTCCGGTCATCGGTAAATCATACTACTGGTGGTTAGGTAATGGACATGAAAAAGTCATGAAAAAAATTGACTCCAAAAAATACAAATACGATTATGATCACCAAACTCAAATCAAATGGCAAAGATCCCTTGACCAAAAAATGTACAACTACCAGCCTTATGACTCCACCTCAGAAGATATCGACTTTGAAAACACTTTGGAATAACTCACATCTAATCAGTAGGGGCAGGCCTTGCGCTTGCCCTTTTATTTACATCATTTTGTGTGTATTGTATTATCTTTAATTATTTATAAGACTCAAGATCCAATCTATCCATGATAATATTGTGCTTGAACGCCTTTTTGTTGTTGTGTCGTTCATCTCTTGAATCTGGTTATTTTTCATTATATTTATTATTTCGCTTTTTGTAGGTAAGCCATTTTTATTAATGTATAAACTTAATGAATCTTTAAAAACTTTATGTTTTAATATAAGGCGGCTTAATTGTAAACTTTTATTTTTATAATCTAAGCAGAGTATGCCATTTCCTAATCTTGTCAACATATATTCAATATTCTGTTCTTTGATTTTCTCTATCAAACCCAAGTAAATCCCCGCATTTATATAATAATCTACTTGACGATTGCTTATACCATTATGAGTCATTATTTCTTGTTTATTAACTTTCTTTTTACTCTTTATAATATCACAGACTTGCAATAGTCTGTCAAAAGAATCTGCTTGCGGAAAAGGGATATCTTTTGTTTCAACTGTTAGTTTTTCATTATTTATAATTTCTATGATATCATTTAAGCTTATATCAGGATTTTCTAAAACATATTTTCTATACTTTTTTAGTGATAATGAATTATAATTATCTTTTTCTATAAATTCATATTGAAATAAATAGTATGCATTATTATTATAAACCATAAAAACAGGTACTACTTTTTTAACCAATTTATCCTGCCATAATCTATATGGATAATAAAGCTGTCTAATTATAAAGTCGCTCGGAATGATTTGTTTAGCTTCAATCAAATACAAGGATTTTTCACCTTCGAAACCTCCATCAATTTCAATCTGTGATGATTTAACTTCAAGCTCTATTATTGATTTTTCAGGATTCTTATTGATTTGGAATTTAAAATTGTCTGTAGTCATTCTACCGCTTATAGTAGGATATAAATTGTCTTCTTCAAAAAATTCATGTAAAATATTATTTGAATAGGCAACATTTAAGGATATTGCTTCGCTTGTGATTTTGTTGTAATTGATACTTTCCAAAGAATAATTAGGACTAATATATTTTGTCTTAACATTGTTTGGTACTTCAAGTTTTTCATAAGCCTTAAACTTACCAATTATGTATTTGTCTCGGCTTATAGGTAATATATTTAATTTGTTTTTTAAAAAAACATCAGGTAGATTTGCTGTATTATCAAACTTTGATATTAATCTTGGTTCTTGATGGTAATTGTCTTTTATTAAACCTGTTGGTATTATAACTGTTTCATTTGTCTGTAAGCGTTCTAATATTTTTTCTTTTTCTACTATCTCATTCCATATTCTATTGACTTTATTTAAATTCTTACGCATAATTTGTTATGACTACTTCTGTAATCTCCCCTCGTTTAGAAGGATCTGAATTTATGCTTCTTTTTGCATTAATTTCATACACATTATAACTATCATATAAATCTAAAATAAAATCAGTTGATGAATTTGATAACATAAACTTTACTTGCTTCTTGCTTAATTCATCACATTCATTTTTTAATCTTATTTGCTCAATCTTGTCAAACTTATTCTTAGTATATCCTGTAAAATTCGAACTGTCTGATATTGGATCATAAGGAGGATCTAAATATACAAAATCATCCTGTCGTACTTTTTTTAATATATTGGAATAATCGTCACATTCAATGTCAATTTTGTTCTCGTTGAAATACAAGCTAACAGCTTTTATTGTATATTCGTTTACTATATTTGGGTTTAAATAAGATCCAAATGGTGAATTAAATTCTCCAGAATTATTTACTCTAAATAATCCATTATAACATGTTTTGTTTAAAAATATAAGCCTTGATGCTTTTTCTATTGAGGTTAATCTCTCATATTTTGATTTGTCCCTGTCTAATGATCTGATAATATAGAAATATTCTTTGCTGTTTTCATGCTTTTTTAAGTCGATTATTAGCTCGTCAGGTGTATTTTTTATCACATTATATAGATTAATTAATTCTTCGTTAATATCACTTATTATTGCAATTTTAGGTTGCAAATGAAATAATAATGCTCCTCCGCCAATAAATGGTTCAATATATCTGTTGTATGTTTTTGGCATTAATTTATCTAATTCTGGAATAAGTTGTCTTTTACCTCCAACCCATTTTAGGACTGGCAGTATAAGTTTATTTGTTTTTCTTCTGATCATTCGCTCTTTCATATATCCATATTTTTTCCTTTAATAATTTTGTCAATTAATTTTGCATTTTTGCTACAATATTCTTTTCACAATATCCTATTATCACAATTTCTCTCCTTCACTTTATTGATCCTTTGACTGATTTCTGTCTGTATCAATGTAACACTACCGGATTCATAACAGATAATCACTTTACCAAACTTCTTTTCCTTTTCCATTAACTTCAACGCTTTTTCTATCTCTATCCTGATATCAATTTCACTCATCATAACCCCATTATTCATTTTACTTTTTACTTTTTATTTTTTACTTTAAAATATATTCATACTCTCCCTGGCATCATAAGACCCGGTATATTTAACTTCTTCTTTAGGTTTGGGAAGTTCCTCATCAATCACCAGACATATACCATAAGTCATCACCCGGTCATCTTTACAGCCTTCCTGTGCCTGGTATTGAGTCCTTCCGGTTTTAGATTTAGCTATCACATAAGTTTTCATTTCTTTAATAATCTCTGCATCATTAATTTTAATATTCTCATTTTCATTGATTGACTTTTTAATCCGGTCAACTATCAATTTCTTAGTCGCAGTATTCGTATGAAATCCCGGTTTCTCACTCCATTGGTTAGACATCCGGTCATAGAACTTTCTTTTATACAGATTCGGATATTTAATTTTCCTGAGTATAGAATCTAATAAACTGGTGGTATCTTCTGTTTCACTTGCCCATTTGTTAATCTCAATGACCAGTTTTGCCTTACCATACTGCTTACACAGATCAACAGCGATATCTGCAAATTCATAATCATCAAAATGACCGTGTGCAATTCCAGCAACTTCTTTTTTAAGTCTGTCAAATACAATAGCAACCGAATAGTCAGCGCCTTCCCAATGTCCGCCGGTATCGCAAACCACAATATATCTGTTTGTATATCCTGATTCAAATTCACGGTATATTTTCAGCCAGCCGACTAAAGACTCTGTAAATTTGTGATCATCTATAAAACCGACCTTTTTTGCGTTCACACATAGCTTTTCAAGCTCATTCAGCTTGACGATATCAAATACAGGTAATCCGGAAGCAATAAAGCACTCATCCAGATCCGCCGGATATTCCTGCATAAACATCATTAAGTTTCCTTTAAACTTATTATCAATCTGGAATCGCCTCCAATATAACTGCTCATCAGAAAGATTGAATCGTTCCTGGTAATCCTTCTCATCTCCATATCTCCCCTCACTTAGTAAGTTAATTTTGGTCTTTGCGTTCTTTGCGATCTTTGCGAGAGATCCTTCCTCATTGGACAATAGATTTTCAGGTATCTCCATTTTGTAATCTACATTGTCAAACCACGGTAAAAAAATTAATTCATACTGATTCTGTTTCATTTCAGCCTGTTTGCATAAATCATAAAAGTAACCGCCAATACCATTACCGGTAGATTCAAAAATGATCATCGTTCCTGGTATATCTGCAACTGTTTGCAGAGTTCCGGTCATGAGTTCCTCAGTATTACTGTAAAATGCAATTTCAGAAAATAAAATATTCTGATAAGTATAACCCCGGCCACCCTTTTTACTCTCAGCTGATTTAATCTGAATATTACCACGATTCTTAAATCTTAATTCCTTAGCATTACTCTTGTATGTAATCGGCTTTAATAAAGGGATTATCTCTTCCTGCATAATCATCGCTTTATCAAATATTTCTGATGCATTTTCTTTTAACTGAGCCATGATCAATGTGTTCTTATCCTCATTAAAAGCTGTCTTAACGTATAACATAGCAGTAATCAAAGTGGTTACTCCGTGCTGTCTGGCTTTTGGAACTACCAGCCGGACTGGTTTATTTTCTTTTTCCAGTTCCCATATTTTATTGATGATCTTAATTTGAGATTGATTAGGCTTAAATTTGATCAGTTTCCCTTCCTTATTCTTAATTTTCAACATTCCGGAATAAAGAGGAATCCTCCAATCATTAATAATATGTTGCCTAATCTTATCTAATGGTAACACTTTTAATTACTTCCTTCTCTATGGTTAATACTTCCGTGTTTTCAGTGCCTTCCGTGGTCGTAAATCTTCTTTGTGTTCTTAGTGCGCTTTGTGGTAAAATATCTTCTCTGTGTTCTCTGTGTTTACAATATCTTTGCGTACTTTGCGCTCTTTGCGAGAACACATCATTGTTCATTAAAAATCTTTTCCATCGTTTCTGTAATACTCTTCAATGTTTCAACATCCTCAGCTCTCAGATTTTCTTTAGTCTCTTCCTGGTTAGGATCAATTGTTTTAAGCATATCTGCGATAGACTTCTGTTTATCCCAAAATTCAATTGTCAATTGACCATCTTTATCATAATAATATTTCTTGATACAAGCCTTCTGATCTTCTGTCATCTCATCAAGTGCTTTTACCCGATATACCGGAGTCTCAACCGTATTACCAAAGACATCAATACTGCTCTCATAATGAGAAACTTTGTAATAATCACCTATATTAAACTTAGCAATCTTATTAGATTCAACCAATAAAGCTGTTCTGTTGATCCCAAGTTCTTCCAGTCTCTCATTTTCCAGCTGTTTGATATAGGCATCTACTTCAGGATTCTGTTTCAGCTGATAACCTGTCTGTTTCGCATACTTTTCACTATATCCCGCTTTTAATGCAGCTTTCTTTGTATTATGACAATTGACATATTCCTCACAAAAAAGGATCTGTTTAACATTTAAACTCATCTTTCCTTCTTTCGTACTGCAAACATCCCTGTTTGCATATTTTACTTTTTACTTTTTACTTTTTACTTTTTACATTTCTCTTTGTACTTCACTTTCCCTATCACCTGCCAACCATCTGCTTTGATCTCAGGATTTTTATTATTATAAGTATTCATCCATAATTGAGCCATATAATCAACATTTTCTTTGGTCCCATAGGCCGGCTTGTCAGTTCCAATTATAATCCGCTTTTTCTCATCTGTCAGTATGATTTTCATTAAATTATTTCCTTTGCGTTCTTAGCGCTCTTTGCGAGATACATTTTTATTCAAAGTCTTTTTCCGTGCATCTTCTCACGGCTCTTGTTAAATTCCATTTTTGCATTGATAAAATATTCCAGATCGATATCAAACTTTCCGCATAAATCAGCGATTCTGATCATAGTGTCTGCCAATTCTTCTTCGATACTTTCCTTCCAGTTTTCTTTCTCTTCTTCTGTCAAAATATCTCTTCTGCGTATCTGTTCGCTTGCCTCTGCCAGTTCGGTATTGATCAGGTTAATATCTTTGTTAATCTCAGTCAGAATCACATAGTTTAAAAGATGTTCCCTTTCACTTGTAAGTAAACTACTGCTGTACTGTATTGAGTTTTTCAGCATTTCAAAGCTCGCATGAAAGCCCTTATCTTTAGCATTCTGATGAGCTTCAGTAATTAAATCTCTTATTTCCATCTCTCTTCCTTTCCTCTTCCTTCTCTATTCTGACGCTTTGTGTTCTTAGTGCACTTTGTGGTTAAAAAATCTTTGAGTACTTTGCGCTCTTTGCGTGAGGCCTTTTTAATTATAATTTTTTTTGTGCTTTTCACACATTCTCACAGCTTCAAGCAGTTTCACTCTCGCTCCGCTGATTCGCTGATCCTGATAATAGGCTGTATATCTGTTCATAAATCCGCCACGAACAGCTATTACAACCGTTCTGTGTATCTTGTACTCATCACATACATAACTGATGATTCCCCGCCTGTCTTCAAGTGTGGTCCATTTTAAATCCATTCCTCTTTCCTTCCTATTCCTTTCCTATTCGATCTCTATTCTGACGCTTTGCGTACTTTGCGCTCTTTGCGAGAGATCCTTCCTCTGTGGTTAATATTATTTGCCTAACTTTTAAAATTATTCTGCCAATCCTGCGAAGTAATGTATTACGAACTATTTTAAAAGTTTCAGTGTCATTATCCATTATTCACTAAGCGACCAACAGGAGCAAGGATCTCTTCCATCTTTTCGGGATGGTACCAGTTCCAGATATATTCAATCACATAACGGTCATAATCCCCGCAACCAATATAACGGCCGTAATACTTCTCAAAATCACCCCTTCCCGAGCATTTCGGACAAGAAATGGAAGATAACACCAACCCGTGAGGTATCGGCTTAATTACAGCCATTTTTTCACTATTTAAAAGACTTTCCAAATAAGGGATGGAAGCTACCGGAATTCTCCGGCGATTTTCACAGCAGGAACAGTCTTCTGTTTCTGTTTCTTTTTTCTCAGTCGCAATATACCAGATCTTGTTAATTAAGGCAGAAGCTAAAGGCTTTTTATCAAAGGCAGGTACAAGCTTTAAGGCCAGCTCATCTTCATCAATTCGTATGTTTTTCAAGCTCACATACATATAATTTTTATCTGCCTGATTGTAGTTCCAGCCAAAGCTGATCAATAACTCGTCAATTTGCGCTTTTTCCATTTTGTACCTCAATCCAATGCTTAATCTGGGTATAATGGTTTGTGTACTGTTTCCGCTTATCCTGCTGATACTTGCTCATTTGTTCAATCACAATATCAACTACTCGTTCGCTGTACTTGTCTTTCAGCCTGTTCATCTGGTAACAGGTAAGGTATATATTCTCATATTTGCCATAGGTAAACGCATAATTGAAATAATCCGGTGAATCCCATTCTACTTTTGGCACTAATCGCTTTTCATTTCTGTATGGAAATTCTTTGTCCAACTCTTCTTCTGTTTGTGCCTGCTTCTCAGATTTTTTGGATTGCTCTCCTGGTATATCTGAGTATATATTTTTATGTACCGGCTGGATACTCTCAGATGAATTTGACCTGGCTTCCTTTTTTTCTTTTTTATTTTTTTCTTTTTTTAAAAAAATATTATTACTAAACTCAGTTTTACTACTATTAGTCTTTACTAATGGGTCTGCGTTTTCCGGATTCTTTGTAACCGGATCGGGATTTTCCCGATTAGGTTCAATCCCTTCCGGTAAAGCATTTTCAGGCACTTGATAAGTTCCCTCGCTCTCAATTTCCACATCTTCCGGATTATACAATTCATCCCAGTAAACGCTGTTGTCTGTCTCCTCCATAAATATGTGATAAGAAGGGCAGTATCGGCCTCTTTCGTCTTTGTGTCTGCAATATTTTACATAACCATATTTTCTCAGGTTGCGCAGTCCTGAATAAATACTTTCTATTCCATCTCGATTATTCTTTGCAATTTCGGAAATCCTGAATTTCCAAGTGTCCAATGGTTTTGATAACAGGTATGTCATCAAACCTTTTTCTTTAAGTGATAATCTCTCATCATAAACGATGTTGTTAAATACAACGGTGAATCCTTTGCGATGAATAAAGACTTGTTGTTCCTGGTCTTGATCTTTCATCTTTTATTTTCCTTTTCCCTTTTATTTGCTCTCAAAGCTTTTGTTTGACATCCGGCGACTTTTAGAAAGGGAAGGGCACTTCGCGCAAAGTGCCCTAAGGATCAGGTTGATGAAAGAAAATGAAAAAAGCCACCCGGCTAAAGGTGGCTTCTCAGAAAGTCTGGTTATTATTTATTTTGATGTCATTAGTTTAAATATATAAGTATTCATATTAGTTTCAATTTGAAATCCTCGTTTTTTCACTAATCCTCTGCCTTCGAGTTCTTTAAACTTCTCTATTGCTTCACTAAATCTTTTTGTTTTTACTTGATCTTTCTTTTTTTCGAGTACTTCTCTATAATTATCTTCTATAGTTTTCATATTGTTCTATTCCTTTGTTTAAGCATGAGCCAACAGCTTTAAAAGATTCAGATACTGATATATTTTTATCTTGTCTGACTCTTTCCTGATAATCAGCCATACTTCCAAATACATTGAAAGCTTTTAATAATCCTTTTATAAATGAAATCATCTTTACCTCTCCAACACACATATCAAAATAACATTTTTAGTCAATATTTTTTCAAACTCCCTGAAAAGCCACCTCTATATTTGAATATCTGTGAGAAAAGTCTTGACATTACCATATTTTGTTGTTTATGTTTGAATGTTTAAGTTTTGTTTTAATCGGAGCGGGACAAGAAAGGAGATAAAATGAAAACAAATAAAAGATCACTTATTGTAGTTGATCTGGCTAAACTAAATAATAAAGATAAAGTTGTAGAAACTATCGAATTGCCTGGCAATATTCTGAGCATTGAGGTATTTAAGTTCGATAATAACACTAATAATGTTAATTTCAATAAGCTTGCTTTACTTGTTGAACATTCATCTGATACAATTAACAATAAAGAATAAATAATTATTGAGCCGTCCCGCTCTTTATCTTTCTTTTGATTTCAATAATGTTTCCAGTTTTATAACAAGGACTTATGCTGTCTAAATCTCTTGGCATTATCCAGCCATCATCCTGATAATTTTGTAATTGTTGATTACCTTCTATCATGATAAACCGGTATTCATATTCTGTTTGTTCTTCTGTCATTCTGTGCCTCTGTTTGTCTTTTTAAATATTGTTTTTTCGTTGCTAAATTCATAAGTCATAATTCATAACTCATAATTTTGTCGTAGACAACCGGCTCTGTCTTGACTTTCTCACACGCTATTCTTTATGTCAAAGACCTAAGCTTTTTAAGCTTGGGTCTAAAAATAAACAGATATTTTATTTTGTCAAGTCTTTTTAAAATTTCTGTTTAAAAATTTCAATCATAAAGTCATTTATCTTGATAATCTGTGATGATAAGTCATTATTAGTCTTACTAATAGTAACATGAGCTTCTGATAAATTTCGATGAGATTCTATTATTTCATTAATCTGTTTATTTTCAATTGTTGAGCCTAAATCCTCTTTAAAATCTTCATTTTTAATTTGTTTTTCTTCCTCAATATCTCCAAAAATTAGGTAATCTACACTTACATTATAAAATCTACTTAATTTCATAAGCATAGTCCTATTAACATCTTGTACATTTTTTTCAATTTGGCTGATATATTGTTGTGTACATCCTAATTCATCTGCTACATCTTTAATTCTTTTTTCATTTTTAAGCCTTAATTCTTTTAGCCTGTCACCAATGTAATCAATCTTTTCTTTACTCATTTTATCTCCTATTAAAATATTTGTTTATTTTTATCTTGACATTTTAAATAAATATTTTAATCTGTCATTATTCATAGAGTGATTTTAAACAATTTGATTAAATTTGTCAACTGTTTTTATACTTTTCGTTTAATTTCAAAGGAGTAATAATGATTTTAAAAGGTCATGAGATCAAAAGATTAAGAGTCAAAGCGAAACTTTCACAAAAAGATTTAGCAAAAAAGCTCAATATCACAAATGTTCATCTTTCAAACATTGAAAGAGATAAGGTAGAAGCACTGCATTCCAGAATCAAAATTCAGGAGTTTTTTGATGAGCTGGAAGAAAACTATTCCATCCCTTCACTATCGTAAAGAAAAGGAGAAATCATGTTATATTCTGATAGCCTTACAACAGTTTCTGTAACTCCTTCCAGATTTATAAAAAAAATAAAGGAAGGTATCAGCAAAGAGCAAATTATTTCTGAAGAATTAGAGCTTCAAATTGATTATTTTAAAGATCGTTATTCCTCGTTTAAGCAGTTAAAAATGATTGTAGAAGCTAACAATATTGACATATCGTTTGATAAAAATATTAGAATTGAAGAACTAATGAATCAAGGGCTTACTCACTCTAAAGCTTTAAACAAAGCTAATATTGAAATTAAAAAGATATGGTTAGATAAATGCCTGTCTTTAAGAGCTGCAGTTCTTCAAACTCAGTTACAGTTTA